TTCGCCTGCTGCACCTGGGCGAGGATCAGGTCCGTATTCGGCGGCGGGGGTGGCTGCGGCGGCGGCTGGAACCCAGGCGGCAACGCACGGAAATACGACGACACATCCGATATATTCGCGGTCTCCAACATGCGGGCCAACGTATTTCTGTACTCGGGGATTCCAACTAACGGGTTTTGGAACCCCCCCTGCGCGATGATCTGCTCCTGCTTGCCGGCAATCTGGCTGAGCATCGCCAGGCGCTCGATCTGCGTGCCGCGCCCGCCCACGTTGACCTGACACTCCCACTGCGTCTGCAACGCCCGCGGATCAATGCTGATCCACGCACCCCGAATGCGAATGACGTTGGGCCGGTCCTGCTGTCGCGCGAGCATTCTGAGCAGCCCCGCATAGAGCGGCGCCAGCCCGGTCTCCGCCAATGTCCGCGCCACCATGTCGAGGCGGTCCTGCGCAGCACTGGTCTGCTGGCTCACCGCTATCGGTGTCGTGCTCTGCAACTCGTCCACCGTGAGGCCAGACGATGCGCGGGTGATGCCGGTGCGCGATTCGCGGATGGATTCGAGGACTTCCATCACGGGAAGCGCTTCCTTGCCGGCAAACGGCTTGACCAGCTCCGTTACCGCGCCTTGCTGCGCCACTCTGATAATGCTGCCAATGGCCGTCTGCCGCACGTCCGCTAAATTCGCCTGGCCCAGGGTGACGACAGTCCGGGGAAACATAGCTTGCCCCAAACTATCCAGCGTGGCGCGCATCACCCTGGTTTCCACGCGCTGCAGGTCCATCACCATGTCGGCCTGCGAGGAGCCAATGACGCGGGTGGGCTCCCGGTACGGCGTGAAGGCCGCCAGCGGGATCTCGTCCACACGCTCCCATTCCACCAGCCGCGCGGTATCCCCCAGCAGATGCACGTGGATCAGCTCCGCCCGGTTGTCGCCGTCCACATCGCACCGGATCCAGCCCTCGGCGTAGCGGCACATGGACATGGATTTGTCATTCGGCGGGCTGCCCCGCAGCGCATACCCCGCGCTGTTGTTTCTGGCGATTGCCTCATTGCGGGTGCGTATGGGCATCGACGTGTTCGCGTTGGCCAGCACCAGGTCCGCCGGCAGCCCCTGCTCTATCAGGTCACTGACCGGCACATCCCTGACATGGAACACACCCCGCGCGCCCTCCACTGTATTCGCATCGGATACGATCCACACACTCTCCGGCGGCACCGCCTCCACATGCGGCCACGCCTGCTGCGTGCTGCGCGTTATCGTCGCTGACCATACCTCCGGCGCACCGCCCTGGCCCAGATACATCTGCCCCTCAGGCGTCTGGCCGATGGCCTGCAGCTCCGTGGGCGTCGCCGGCCGTCTGACAATCCGCTGCGTCTCTATCCCAGGCTCAGCAAGGAGCATCTGCAACTGCGGCAGCAGCAGCCCTTCGCATACCTCCGTCTGTGTGGCTCTGCGCTTCCCCCAACTCCACCGCACCCACCCGGCCTTTCTGGTCAATGCGTCCAGCAGACAATCATGCAGTATCTGCCAGCCCTTGTTGGCCACGAACAGCGCCCAGCGGCAATAGTCCGTCGCCTGGCGGGCAAGTTGGGTGGATATCTGGTCATTGCCGGTTATCTCATTCGTCACCGGCTCAAACGTTATGGGATCTTCCACCGCACAGAAGATGCGCAGCAGGGATGGCAACGTTGAGCGCACGGTGTCTCTGACGACGGTCAGTACTAACTTACTCCGCCCCTTCTCCTCGTCGCCCTGCAGGCCGCCGTTGTACGCCTTGCTGGCCTCTATGCGCTCTTGAGAGAGCGCCGCGTCATATTGCTGCGCCGCATAGAAGTAGTGTCTGGCTACCGTCTCGATCTCCTGATCCGTCCGGGTAATGCGCTCGTATATGATCTCCTGCTGCCAGTCGGCACTGGGCGGCTTCGGGGTGGGCCTTAGCCCCGCCGCATAGGGGATGAGCTGTTGCGGCAATCCTGTGTCGCTGTCCGCCGGCTCTGCCGGCTTGCCCATCTCCAGATACGCCAGCATCTGCTCCGCACCGAGCGTGAGCCCGGTAGGGCGGAGGCCAGGGGGTATCAGATGCGGCACATTGGGCAACGGCGGCGGTACGCCGGGTATCTGCTGGGGGGCGAGCAGGCCCGCTATCCCAGGCGCAGGAGTGCCCGGAAACACCGGCGGCATGGGTGTCGTGTCACTCATTTACCCTATCGCGCCCCTTGGGTTGCTTGGCGGTGTTTAATTCAACAACGTCCGCAGAAACGCGATCAGATACTCAGCCCGCCGCTCCCGCGATAACGCCACAAATACGTCCGTCAACACCATGCCCAACGCCTCCAGCGCAACTTTGGGCTCATGTCCGTCAATCACGTCCCGTAGCCCCTCCGCCACGTCGTCCGCCTGCATCTGCGATGCCGCGTCGTCAATCGCCATCATACCTCCATCCCCGCAATCGCTCCCATCACAGGGGACGCGTCGAAGAGGCCCGATCCACCCTCGGATGTCGTCATCAGGCCCTGCTCCGCCAGCGTCAGCATCAGGGCGTCGGCGCTATCCGGGCTCGGCTGCCCGCGGCTCCGCATCTTGTCCTTGGATTCAACCAATAGGCGCCCGTCGGAGCTGAATGAGTACTTGGGTGCTAATAGGTCATCCCTGAGCCTGTCGTCCTTGGGGAGGCGTACACGCCTCGTCCCCAGCCACTCCTTCAATCTGCCCCATAACTCATCCCGCAGCCTGACATAGTGCTGCTTGTTGCTGGGCGTCTCGCCCACGTTAATGCCGAGAATGGGGAGGCCTTGCTCATGCAGCCTATCCACTACCCCCGCACCGATTCCTATGCTGTCTATGACGATGAGGGTGGGCTTGTTATGTATGGCCAGGTCATACTCAGCCTTGATCGCACCCGCTACCTCCATCGTGCTGAAACCATACCAACGCCGCGGCATCTCCGTTACCACATACCCGCGGCGCTTTATGAGGACACTGGCATCACTGCCAAATCTCGCGCAGTCCACACCCCATAGCTCCGGGGCCGATGTGTCTATCGGCACGTCCCTGCGCATCGCCTCGTCCACCACATCAGCCGCGATTAAGGTGTCCTCGTCCGTCCGGGGGAAGTCCGCAAGGACCCTGATCCTGTACGCGTTTGACTGATCCCCATACCGGTCCCGCATCTCCTCAATCCAGATTGGCGACACTCTGGGACTGTCAAACGCACTGACCTTCATCGTGTACCAACGCTGGTGCTCCAGCTGATGACAGCGCCAGAAAAAACCAACGTTTCTCGTCGGATTGCCAATGAGGACGGTTATGGCTCCCGCCGATGACATTGATCCACCCGCCGCCTCGTATACCGCCTCCGGTATGCCACTCGCCTCGTCCGCAACGAGGAGGACATTGTCACTGTGCAAGCCAGCCATCGCCTCAGGGGTTTCCGCTCTACTGGTGCGGGCCGTGATGAAACACTCCTGATCACTCCGCAGCGTTATGTGGTCCGCCGTTATGTCCCATAAGCTCCGCCACGCCTCCGGCAACTGGTTGAACCACTTCCGCAGCTCCGGATACAGCGCATCGAAGAGCTGGGGGGAGCTTGGGGCCGTAATGGCCACCTTGAAGGGGGCGCGGGTGTTGCTGAACCACGTGATGATCCACGCCGCTACACACGTCTTGCCAACGCCATGCGCACTGCGTATCGCTATCCTGGTGTGGCCCTTGGCTAAGGCGCGTAATACGTCCAATTGCCATGCGTCAGGCTCCGCATGCAGAACCTCGCGGACAAATGCTATCGGGGCTCTCGCATATCTGCTGATCGCCGTGAGAAACGGATTGGATGAGTTGGCAATGGTATTCGCCCAGTCCTCCGGCATCCGCTCATGCTGGTCACTCATCCGCGCCTGCGTAACTCTATCAACCGGTTGTTGATGATGTGCTGGCTGGTGCCAAAGACATACGCTATCAGCTTGTTGGTGGCACCCCTGGTGGATGCTCTGAGTATGAAATTATCCTGCTCCTCCGTCCACGGACGGCCTCGCACGTGCCGGCTCACACCCGCTATCGCACTCCCACAACATGGACATGTCACCGGTAACACCGGGATGTCAGCGAATATGCGCATGCCGCCTTCGCTCATACGACATGATGGCAGCAAATATACTCGCCTCATGCGCTTCCAACTCCGCAGCAATCCGCCTGCGGTACGGCGGCCATAGCATGTACATGAGTAACGCTATCACGGGGGGCTCTTCTCGCGCTGCGCCCGCGTCATGCGATTGCGCTGCACGCCCTGCTTGGTGGCCTTGAGTGTGCCGGGCTTGATGCTCCCGGACTTCTGCAATGACGACACCGCTATCGGCCATGCACTCTTGGCACTAACCCCTCTGCTCCGTATCCGCTCCACCGCCTTGTCCAATAACCCCGGCATCCTCGTGGTTCCCCATCACCGTCCGCTCAATCACGTCCCGCACCCACTCGTCATGCGTCATTAATGACGCTCGAGATAACGCTACCACACGCGCCGCTACGTCAGGACGCAACCGGATGATTATCGTTAACGGCGCACGGACGTCATACGAGCGTGTCACATGTCACTCGCTCATGCCATTGAGGCAATGAATGCTGGGAATGCACAGAAAATTTTGTGGGGTCGTACGGATACTTCCGAAGGCCGGCAAGGGGGGGCTCGTTGCGCTGTCCAGCACCGTGTCGCTGCGGTGTGGCCACGCCCTGGTGCGGCGCCATGTCATTCGGGAAATCCGTAGATGTGGACTGCATCTTTGCCAAGAGGATGTGGCCACGTCTTCAAACGACCGTTTCCAGACGTTGCGAGCATTGTAAATACCCGATTGCACCGTCTCGTGTGTCTCATTTTGTATGTATCGCGCGCCATACAGCCCACAGCACACGGCCCAGCGCCAGGCGCAGCGCATACAATCCTCGCCACGCATACAAACGTGTCACTCGGACGGCTTGTCTGAGCCACTCCACGCAATCTCGCGCGCTGTAGAGGCAATTGCATTTGTTGCAGGCGTAGGCTCGAGGGTTTCCGACACCAGCTTGGCGGCAATGAGATGCAGCACGGACACATTGTGCTCGCCCACCACGGTTTGATGCGGCCGGCCATAGCCGCGATCGAGAAGTGCCGTCGCTGCAGCAACGCGATGCTTGGGATCGTTGAGGCATTTCACCAGCGTCGCGATTGCGTGCGGGCCGTATTCGCGCGCCAGCGCGGCGATATCGGCAACCGGCCCTTTCGGACGCCCGCCAGGATTGGCGGAAGGCTGGCCCTTTTGCCATAGCGGAGTAGGCATTCAGAGATCCTGTCTTTCTTCGCCACGAAGCCGTGCGGCTTCTATCGCCTGCAGACGAGCGTACACGTCATCCAGCACCCTGTCCGCGGGTTGGATACGTCCCGACGATTGTACGCCGCGTGCGGGCGGCCTTGGCTTGTGAGACTGGC